TATAGCACCGTACTATAGCCAAGCAAAGAATGTGGCATGGGACTACTTATTAAGATTTAGTCAGCCCGTGCTAAATAAAGCTAATCAATCAGAACTATGGGTAGAACTTATAAATGGCGCAAGGATTCGTTTGTTTGGTGCTGATAACGCTGACAGTTTGCGTGGTCTGTATCTTGATGGCGTAGTTTTAGATGAATATGCTGATATGCGCCCTAGAATATGGGGTGAGATTATTCGCCCATTGCTTGCTGACCGTAAGGGTTGGGCTGTGTTTATTGGTACACCCAAGGGCCATAATGCTTTTTGGGATGTATACAGTAGCGCTACCAAAGACAAAGATTGGTATGTAAAGACACTTAGGGCTGACCAGACCGACTTGATTGGTGATGAAGAATTAGCAGATGCAAGAAAGGCTATGACTCCTGACCAATACGAACAAGAGTTCTTATGTAGCTTTGAAGCAGCTATCCTTGGTGCTTACTATGGTCAAGAAATGAGGGCTGTTACTGATTTAGGCCACATAACCCCAATAGAATATGACCCACTATTCCCATTAGAAAGTGCTTGGGACTTAGGTTATTCAGACGATACAACCATTTGGACATTCCAAGTAGTGCATGGCGAAGTTAGATTCCTTGACTATCACACTAGCAATGGTAAGAGTATTCCCTACTACACAGGGTACATTGCACAGAAAGAATTAGAGTACAACTGCAAATATGACACACATTGGTTGCCTCATGACGCTAGGGCAAAAACACTAGCAAGTGGAGGAAAGTCAATAATTGAACAACTTTCTTTGAAAATTCCGTTAAAATCTATGAAGATTGTGCCAAATTTGTCACTTCAAGACGGAATTCAAGCAACACGCATGATGCTATTGCGTAGTTGGTTTGACCCTAAGTGCGAAGAAGGTATTGAATGTTTAAGACAGTATCAGCGTGAATATGACGAGGATAAGAAAGTTTTTAGAGATAAGCCTAGGCATGACTGGGCATCGCATGGTAGTGATGCAGCACGCATGGCAGCAGTAGCTTGGAAAGAACAGGCAAGACTTCCCCATAAAGACGACTCGATTACTGGGGTTTTTGTAGGACAAACAGATGTTTCGTTGAATGACTTATGGAAAAGTAATCCAAAGCCAACAACAGGGAGAATTTGATGGCGAATGACAAGGCAACGGTAAACCGTACATACGAAGATTGGTACAACTGTATCTTAGGGTATGAAAGGTCTTACAAGAAATGGGAATCACGGGCTGACCGCATTGTTAAGAAGTACAAAGACGATAGCCGTTATGACCGCAATCCTAATGCCAGGTTCAATATCCTTTGGTCAAATGTCCAAACAATTCAGCCAGCTATCTTTGCTAGATTGCCTCGCCCAGATGTAAGCCGTAGATTCCGTGATAACGACCCTATTGGGCGTGTAGCGTCAATGATGCTTGAAAGGGCGCTAGAGTTTGAGATTGAACACTATGGTGACTACAAATCAGCAATGAACAACGCTGTATTAGACCGCTTATTGGGTGGGCGCGGTGTTAGTTGGGTGCGCTATGAACCGCATATTGTTGGTGAAATGGGTGGCATGGCTGATGGTGCGCCTGATGATGGCTATCAAGTTACCGAAGATACTGATGAAGCTGAAACTCCAGAAGGTATGGAGAATGAAAACCAAGAACGCATTGAGTATGAGTGCGCCCCAGTAGATTATGTGCATTGGAAAGATTTTGGACATACTGTTGCTAGAACTTGGGAAGAAGTAACTTCTGTATGGCGTAAGGTTTATATGACACGCCCAGCATTGGTTGAACGCTTTGGCGAAGATTTAGGCTATAAAATCCCACTAGACACGAAGCCTGACGATTTAAAACAGTCTTATAAATCTAATGACGGTGTATACGAAGCTGTTATCTATGAGATTTGGGACAAAGAAACAGGCAAGGTATATTGGCTATCTAAATCATTAGGCAAAATCCTTGATGAACGGGATGACCCATTAGAGTTAGAAAACTTTTGGCCTTGTCCAAAGCCTTTGTACTCTACATTGACTACAGACAGTCTTGAACCAATCCCTGACTTTACTATTTACCAAGACCAAGCAAGAGAATTAGACACATTGGCTGACCGTATTGATGGCCTCATTAACGCATTGAAAGTGCGTGGTGTGTATGACGCATCATCCTCTGAACTGCAGCGCTTATTCTCTGAAGGCGAAAACAACACCTTGATTCCAGTACACAACTGGATGGCATTTGCCGAAAAACAAGGTATGAAAGGTGCTATTGACCTAGTTGACATTACCCCATTTGCTAACGCATTGATGTCCTGCTATCAGGCAATGGAACAAGTTAAGGGTCAAATCTATGAATTGATGGGTATTGCCGATATTCAGCGTGGTCAGACTGACCCTAATGAAACATTGGGCGCACAAATCATCAAATCTAACAACGCTGCTGGTCGCCTAAAGACTATGCAACACTCAGTTGTTGACTTTGCTACTGATATTTTGCGTATTAAGGCCCAGATTATTTGCAATCACTTTACTGATGAAACATTGATTCAGATTAGCGGTGCAATGCAACTGTCAGATATTGACAAACAAATGATTCCACAGGCTATTGCCCTGTTGCGTGATGAAGCAGCTAAGAATTTCCGTATTGAAGTTACTTCTGACTCGATGATTTACCAAGATGAACAGCAAGAAAAGGCAGATAGAACTGCTTTCCTAGCTGCTATTGGTCAATTTACACAGATGGCATTGCCAGCAGCACAACAAGCACCTGAATTAGTGCCTATGTTGATGGAAATGCTAAAGTTTGGCGTAACAGCGTTTAAAGCTGGTAAACAACTTGAAGGCATTATTGACGAAACTGCTGATAAATTCCGTGAACAAGCAAGACAAGCTGAAGGTCAACCTAAACAGATTCCTGTTGAAATTCAAAAGGTTCAAATGGAACAACAAGCTGAAATGCAGAAGCTACAAATGCAGTCACAGCTTGAACAGCAGAAGATGGCTTCTACAATGGAGTTAGAGAAAGCTAAACAAGAGTATCAGGCGCAAGAAAACCAGCTTAAATTCCAACTTGAAGAACAGCGTAACCGTGCGCAAATTGAGTCAGAAATGCAGCTAGAACAAATGAAGATGGATTCCGAAAATAACAAGGAATTGCTGCTTGCTTACCTGAATAATGCGGCTAAAATAGAAACTACTCGCATTTCCTCTGGCTTGGACAATGGCGAAATGGCCTACCAAGACAATGTACAAATGGCAAATATTTTGCAAGATGCGTTAGGATATTCAAATATGAAAAACCACCCATTACAACCAGCAATAGAGAATATGCAGATGTCTAACCAACAACTAGCCCAAATGCTAGCTATGTTGATAGAGAAGATGCAGCAACCAAGAACAGTAGTTCGTGGCGCTGACGGCAAAATCATTGGGGTTCAATAATGGCTATAACAGTCAAGCACAGTAAGGTATCAACCATACCTGACGATGCAGATACATCGTTAGTACGCCCTAGTGATTGGAACGCAGACCATACTTTAGTTGGTACTGTCCCAGTAGCTAATGGTGGTACAGGTGCAGCCACCTTAACTGGTTATGTAAAGGGCAATGGTACAAGCGCTATGACCGCTTCTGCTACTGTACCTAGCACCGATGTAACTGGTTTAGGAACAATGTCCACGCAGAACAGTAATAACATATCTGTTACTGGTGGTTCAATGTCTGGCGTTACGATTAGTGACTACATTCCTACCACGCAAAAAGCTGCTGCATTAGGTGTAGCTACACTAGACGCATCGACTAAAGTACCTATTAGTCAGATTCCTGACGCTGTTATTGGTGCGCTGAACTATCAAGGAACATGGGATGCAAGTACTAATACTCCTACTCTTACTTCCTCTGTTGGTACTAAGGGTTATTACTATGTGGTTAGTGTCGCTGGCAGTACTAACCTTAATGGGGTTACTGATTGGCTGGTTGGCGATTGGGCAGTATACAACGGCACTATTTGGCAAAAAATAGACAATACTGACTCTGTTACAAGCGTTAACGGTCTTACAGGCGCAGTAGTATTAACCACTACCAATGTCGCAGAAGGCACAAACCTTTACTACACAGACGCTAGGGCTAGGGCATCAGTTAGCGCTGGTACAGGCATTAGCTATAACAGCACTACAGGTGTCATTACTAACTCTAGCCCATCTTTGGGTGGTGATGTAGTTGGCCCAGCAAGTGCCACAGATAATGCAATAGCACGATTTGACAGCACTACAGGCAAATTATTACAAAACAGCGTAGTCACAGTAGGCGACACAGGTGCAGTTTCAGGTGTTACAACCTTGGCTGCCTCTACAAGCGTTACTACTCCTATTGTCCAGGCGACCAACTCTGGTGGTTTAGTGCTTAAAAACTCAGGCGGAACTACCCAAATGAGTGTGGGTGCTGGCGGTGGCGACAATATGTCTATCAATGTTTCTACCAATATTAATGGTACAAACGCCCAAATAGACATTAGCCCTACTGGTACAGGTCATGTACACATTAAACCTAGTGGTACTAACTCTGTTGAAATTGCACCTACAAGCGTAGGAACAATAAACAATATGACCATTGGCGCTACAACTGCTGTTGCTGGTTCATTTACCGATTTAAGTGTAACTGGCACAACTAGCTTTGATGGTAGCCAAGGCACGGTAGGACAAGTATTAACTTCTGCTGGCACAGGCGCAACCCCTACATGGACTACGCCTACTACAGGTACAGTAACTAGCGTTACAGGCACAGCCCCAGTAGTATCAAGTGGTGGTGCAACTCCAGCTATTAGTATGGCTGCCGCAAATACCACAACTGATGGTTATTTAACAAGCACCGATTGGAATACTTTTAATGGTAAAGGTAGCGGAACAGTTACAAGCGTAGGCGGTACAGGAACGGTAAACGGTATTACCTTAACTGGCACAGTTACTTCTAGTGGTAATCTGACTCTCGGTGGAACATTAGCCAATGTCAGCTTAGTGACTCAAGTAACGGGCAATTTACCTGTAACTAACTTAGGAAGTGGCACAAGCGCTTCTTCAAGCACATTTTGGCGTGGTGACGGTACATGGGCTGCACCTACATCTTCAGCGTTTCCTTCTGGGACTGTTATGTTGTTTGTGCAAACTTCTGCGCCTACTGGTTGGACTAAATCTACTGCAAATAACAATAAAGCATTGCGTGTAGTTAGCGGAACTGCTGGAACTGGTGGTACTGTGGCATTTACAACAGCATTTGCAAATGGAAGTACTGGTTCAAAAACCTTGGCTACTGCTGAAATTCCTGCACATAGTCATGATACGCAAATTGCTGGCGGGCCTGGTTCTCCAGCATCTTACTATTATGCTGATACCTGGGGTTTTACTAATACCATTATTACAGCCAATACTGGCGGTGGTGGTTCACATAATCACTCTTTAACCTTAGACGTACAATATGTTGATGTCATTATTGCAACCAAAGACTAATGAAAATAGAACCTAAACAAAATTGTCCCTTAGATGGATTTAACCCATGCCGTCAATTAGAATGTGCTTGGTTTATGAAAATACAAGGAAAAAATCCTAATACTGGAGAAGATATAGAAGATTGGGCTTGTTCTATGGCATGGCTACCACTTCTTTTAATTGAAAATAGCCAACAACAAAGACAAACAGGAAGCGCTGTTGAATCATTTAGAAATGAAATGGTAAAAGCAAACGATATGAGTCATAAAGTATTAATGATTAATGCTGGCATATTACCAAAAGAAACTCTTACACTTGGAAAGTAAAAATGCAATTATCAATCATACCTTCAGATAAAGTGGTTTGTGAAAACAACCTTTGTTATTCACCTTTAGATGTTTCTAGCGTACCATTAAATGTTCATGCGCTTCAATTTGATAATGTTACAAATATTGGCTGGATTGAATTTAATACTAATGCAGAGGGTAATACACCTGTAAATGAAGATATTACAGTTTTACCTGCTTGGGCGGTAACTTGTGAACAAGAATGGGCTACTGCTGATTACAATGCTAAAAACCCACCGCCACCTACGCCTGAAGAAGCGTTAGCTAAATGTAAGTCTATAGCCGCTTCTTTGCTTTCGCAAACAGATTGGACAGCTATTCCTGATGTAGCTGACCCATTAAAATCTAACCCATATTTAATGAACCAATCAGAATTTGTAGCTTACAGAAGCACAGTTAGAAATTATGCTGTAAATCCTGTGGTTGACCCAACATGGCCCACACAACCGACCGAACAATGGAGTTCATAATGACTTATTTTGCTAAATGCGTAACAACAAGCGAAGCATCAATAAAAGAAATAGTTGATGTTATTCGTGCTGACCAAGAATTTGTAGACACACAGCCAGGTTATTGGGTACAAACAGACTACAACACATATGGTAATGTGCATTACGCACCAAGCCCTCCTGCTGAACCGCACACACCTGACGGTGGCACACCATTGCGTGCTAACTATGCTGGTATTGGTTACACCCTTGATGAGTCTGTAG